TGCCAGTATTTCATGAACCAAGAACCGGGGCGCGTGCTACAAAACTATTTACAAAATCAAAAGACTTATGTCATGGTAGTGAATTAGTACATTTTAAAGTAAACCCAGGAACATTAATAATATTTCCAGGGTACTTAGAACATGAGTTTATTGTAGACCATGGCAAAGATCCTTTTAGATTCATACATTGGAATATACAAGCAGTTCCAAAAATGATGGCAAAAGATGCGTAAACATTCTTTTATATATACTCTTGTTGAAGATTACGTTGAAGTAGATGCTGAAACAAAAAAAGTAATTAAAGACATAAAATTAACTAAAGACATATTACGACCTGAAATGAATTTAACTTCTTTTTATCAAAACAGAAAAGATCTACATGATTTACTTATAAATAAATTAGGGGCTGTATTTAAAAAACTTAATTTAGATTTAAAACATTGTTGGGTTCAAAAGTATTTAAAGAATAGCTATCACAGCGTTCATACACACAATCCAAAAGGTAAATCTTTTGTTTGGTTTATTGAAGGCAACAAAGACTCATCACCATTGTGTTTTTATGATGTAGGCTATCCTACAGTAGACGTAAATAAAAACATTGTTTGTGAGTTTGATCCAGGCAAGTTAATTATATTTCCTGGATACATGCCACATGAAGTAAGACCTAACAAAAATAATATTAGATTAATAGTAAGTGGAAATCTAGATGAGCTATAAAGTTATAGACAATTTTTTAAATAATCAATTTTACGAAAAACTTTCGTATGATATAAAAGGAGAAAACTATCCTTGGTACTATACTAAAATAGATGTAGATTTAAAAAAGAGTATGAACAATGGTCTTTTTACTCATGTTTATTACGGTAACCATAAACCTACTTCTGACTTTTTTGACCCACATATAAGACCAATAACAGAAAGTCTAGATGTTGAAGCTCTTATTATGGTAAGAGCAAACTGTGTTTTAAGAGATGTCGATACAATAGAAACTCCATACCACACTGATAATAATTGTAATTACTCTACTACAGCCATATTGTTTTTAACAACGTGCAATGCAAAAACAGTTTTAAAAGTAAAAGGCAAAGAGATACCTGTTGATAGTGTTGAGAATAGATTGTTATTGTTCGATAGTAAAATAAAACACAAAGTATTGTACCACACAGATGTTTGGAAAAGACATGTAATTAATTTTAATTTTGTAAGGAATAAAAATGAAGTCTATCCATAGTTATAAAAAACACGATTTACCAAAAGATAGTTTTATACAGGGGTGGTATATGCCTGAAGAAATTTGCGATGGATTAATAAACTATTTTAATAAAAACAGGGACAAAGCTAAACCTGGATCAAGTCTTTATGAAGGAAAGATAACTCCAGATAAAAAAATTAAAGATTCTTTAGATCTTAGTTTAGGAAATAATAATTATGAAAAAGGGATTTTTGAATATAGACTACACTTACAAGAAATTTTAAATTTGTATGTAAAAGAATATCCTGAAGTAGAACGTCTAGATAAATTTAATGTTGAAGATGTTAATCTTCAATGGTACCCTAGCAAAGGTGGTTTTAAAACATGGCACTATGAAAGAGGAGCGAAAGGTAGAAACATGGAAAGAGTTTTAGTCTTTATGACTTATTTAAATAACGTAGAAAATGGTGGAACTCATTTTAAATATCAAGACATAACCACGCCTGCAATAAAAGGTCTAACTGTAATTTGGCCACCAGATTGGACTCATACACATAAAGGACAAATAAGTGACGATAAAAAAATGATAGCCACAGGATGGTTTACACTTATATGAGTTTTAAAAAAAACAAATACACAATTATTCGCAATGCAATTACAAAAGATTTAGCAACGTTTGTTGGAAATTATTTTTTATTAAAAAAACAAGTTTTTGATACATGTATTAAACACAGGTATATTTCGCCGTATGAAAACATGTTTGGTTTTTATGAAACTAAAGACGAGCAAGTAGAAAACACATACTGTGCTTATTCTGATATAGCTATGGAAACTTTGTTACTTAAATGTCAACCAGAAATGGAAAAGGTAACAGGATTAAAATTATACCCAGCTTATACTTATGCAAGAGCTTATAAAAAAGGTGATGAACTTAAAAGACATACAGATAGATTTAGTTGTGAAATATCAACAACTATGAATTTAGGTGGTGACCCTTGGCCTATATATCTAGAACCATCTGGAAAGAAAGGTAAAAAAGGTGTGCGAGTAGATTTAAAACCAGGAGACATGTTAGTTTATAGAGGTTGTGAGCTAGAACATTGGAGAGAAAAATTTAAAGGTAAAGAATGTGTGCAAGTGTTTTTACATTATAATGATGTAAAAACTAAAAACGCTAAAGACAACATGTTTGATAAACGACCACACTTAGGATTACCTAACTGGTTTAGAAAATGATAAATTTTAATTTTCCTATATTAAAAAATAAATTTAAACAAAACTCTAAAATAAAAAAAGAGTTATTAAAGTTAATAGATGAACAAAAATCTGGTGAATTAAAACAAGATGATTCTTATTATACAGATAGTATCTCAAAAGTAGATTGGGATAAAAGACATGATACAAAAAGAAAATGGGTTAATTTAGTTGGTCCTTATTTAGAAAAACACTTTACAGAAGAAGTAAAAAAAATAGGTTTATCTAAAATACAAATTTACGAGCTATGGTTTCAACAATATAATAAAGGAGACACACATGGCTGGCATACACACGGACATAATTTTACGGGTGTGTATTATTTAGAGTTTGGAAAAACTGCACCTAGAACTCAAATAGTAGAACCTCTGTCTTTAAAAATTATAGATGTAGATGCAGAACAAGGAGACATTATTATATTCCCTAGTATGTTTATACATAGAGCACCGCCTTCTAAAACTAAAAAAAGAAAAACAATTATATCTTTTAATTTTAATGCTGAGTATGTAGAAGATAATTTTTTGAAAGAAATAAAAAAACGTGAAAACATTAATAATTGATAATTTTTTAAAAAGTCCAAATAGGATAAGAGATCTTGCTTTATCTTTAGACTATAGAAAAAGAAATATAAAAGAAAATTTTGAGGGTGTAAGAAGTATATCAATTGAAGATATAGATAAAAAACTATACGATAAAATATGTAATAAAATTATACTAGAATACTACAATAAAAAACCAAAATCATTTGTAGCTTATTTACAGTTTCATAAAACTCAAGAAGCAGACAAACAAGATCCTCAATTTATGTATGACAGAGTACATCAAGATGATGGTGCTATAATTGCAGGCATGATATATTTGACTCCTGATGCACCAATAAATTGTGGCACACAAACCTATCAAGAAATAATAAAAAACAAACAATACAAACCCGATATTATAATGGGTAATATATATAATAGATTAGTCCTTTATCCAGCTGAGTATTTTCATTCAGCAGTTAATTATTTTGGTAACAATAAACTTAATCGTTTAGTTATGTTGTTTTTTTTAATGGAGATTAAATTTTAAATGCAAGTTATAGATAATTTTTTACCTAAAGAAGAATTTAAAAAGATACAAGAATTACTTATGTCTCCAGATTTCCCTTATTATTTTAATAGCACAGTTACAGATGCTACCGATATTAAAAATTTTTATTTTACCCACACTATCTATGATAGAAATGTTGTTAATAGTGATTTTTTTAAAACAGTAGATCCTTTATTGACTAAATTAGATACTGTGTTTTTACGAAGGATAAAAGTAAATTGCTATACTAGAAGCGAAAATTTAATAAAATATAAATCACACAAAGATTTACCAATGTCCCACAAAGGAGCATTGTTTTCTTTAAATACTTGTAATGGTGGGACCTACGTCGGTAGAAAATTTGTAAAATCAGTGGCAAATCGTGTCTTGTTATTTGATCCTTCTATGCTACATTCAAGCACTAACTGTACAGATCAACAGGCTAGGTTTAATATCAATATAAATTACAAGTAAAAATAGCTATATTTTTACTAGTTTTATTATATAATGGCTAACAAACAGGATTTTATATGTTACAAAAACTAGGCTTTGTTGCCGGATACAATAAACAAGTTACTGAATTAGGTGCCGAAGGACAGTGGTTTGATGGTAATAATGTCAGGTTTAGATATGGTTCACCAGAAAAATTAGGTGGTTGGGATCAATTAGGTGAAGACAAATTAACAGGAGCCGGTAGAGCTTTACATCATTGGGATAATAATGCAGGGGTTAAGTACTCAGCAATAGGTACAAATAGAATGTTGTACGTATATTCTGGAGGCCAGTTTTATGATATTACTCCAATAAGAGTAAGTATAGCAAATGTTAATTTTTCAAGTGCAAGTGGCACTCCATCAGTTACGGTTACATTTTCAACGTCCCATGGAATGCAAGAAAATGATGTTATATTATTTGACGGTGTAAGTGGTATTACTGCAGTAGGGTCTACTTTTACTGACGCTTCTTTTGAAGATAAAAAATTTATGGCAACTTCAGTGCCTACATCTACATCAATTACAATTACAATGCCAAGTAATGAAACAGGAACTCAATTAAATAATTCCGGAGACGCTACAGGCAAACCTTTTTATCATGTTGGTCCATCTCAACAACTAGGTGGATTTGGTTGGGGAACAGCAAACTTTGGTGGAACTGCCTCCGGTATTGCAACTACAACTTTATCAACTGCTTTAACAGATACAACTACTACTAACATTGTTATTGCAAACTCAACAGCATTTCCTGATTCTGGAGAAATTAGAATTGGGACAGAAGATATTAGTTATACAAACAATAATCAGGCAACAGGGACCTTAAGTGGAGGCGCTAGAGGTGTTAATGGAACTACAAAAGCTACACATAGTGCTGGAGTAACGGTAAGTAACATTTCAGAATTTGTTGCATGGGGTGAGTCTTCTACAGATGATGTAACACTTGACCCTGGTTTATGGGTTTTAGATAATTTTGGTACAAAATTAATTGCACTTATTTATAATGGTGAATGTTTTCAATGGGATGCTCAACCAACAAATGCTACTTCAACTAGAGCTACACTTGTTGCAAACGCTCCTACAGCATCTAGACATGTGTTAGTATCTACACCAGATAGACACTTAGTATTTTTTGGAACAGAAACAACAGTAGGAGATAAGAATACACAAGACGACATGTTTATAAGATTTTCAGATCAAGAAAATATTGATGGGCCCACAGCTTACACAGTTACTGCAGAAAACACAGCAGGCACACAAAGACTTGCTGCAGGTTCTAAAATTATGGGGGCTATTAAAGGTAGAGACGCAATTTATGTATGGACGGACACAGCATTATTCTTAATGCGTTTTGTAGGCCAACCATTTACTTTCTCTTTTGAAACAGCTGGAACTAACTGCGGATTGATTGGTAAAAATGCATGTGTTGAAGTTGATGGTGTTGCTTATTGGATGTCTGAAAACGGTTTCTTTACTTATGATGGTCAATTAAAATCAATGCCTTGTCTTGTAGAGGACCATGTTTTTGATGATATAAATACTACATCTAGAGATTTAATTAATTGTGGTTTAAATAATTTGTTTACTGAAGTTAATTGGTTTTATTGTAGTAATGGATCTAATCAAATAGATAGTGCAGTTACTTTTAATTATTTAGAATCAAGCACTAAACGACCTGTGTGGACTATTAACTCACTAACAACAGAAACTAATTCATCCGGTGTAAATGTAAAAATAGGTCTACCAAGAGCATCGTGGGCAGACTCAGCTGTATTTGATAAACCTCATGCAAACTATTATGATCCTGATAGCAATGCTTCTTATGATGTACAAGGTAACACTGATGGTTGCACAATTTACTATCAACACGAAACAGGGACTGATCAAATTAACGCTGGAGGTGTAGTCACTCCTTTAAAAGGAACCATTACATCAGGTGAATTTGACATTACACAAAAACGATCATCAACAGGACAGACTGTAGGAATGCCTGACATTAGAGGAGATGGTGAATACATTGCAAAAATTAGTAGAATTATACCAGATTTTATAGAACAGGTAGGGGACACACGAGTTTCTCTAGTCACTACAGATTACCCAGTTAACAATCCAGTAGTAAGACCGTTTGATATAAAAACAACACAAACAAAACAAGATGTTAGAATAAGAGCTAGAGCGATTGCTTTACAAATTTCTAACATAGCTGTTGCACAAAACTGGAAATTAGGTACATTCAGGTTAGACATAATGCCTGACGGAAGGAGAGGATAATGGCTACAGACCAAGAAATACGAGACCAAGGTTTTAAATATGTTCCACAACAAAGATATTTATTAAATCCTTTTCAG